ACTGTTACTTTTGAGTAACTTCCGAAACCATTTCTTGTGCTCCGTTTTCGTTATTGGTTTCGTGTTGCGGGAGAATTCTCGTGTTCCCGTCTGATTCTGTACCATTAGAATCCAATTCTCGTCCTGCAGCTTCGCTCGCCGGAAGCACAGCCCGTAAGGTATCCTGTTCGGTTCCATCGGAATCCTCTCCTGTCAACTGATGAACTAGTTTATCCTTGTAGTACTCTGGAAATCCGCGTGTTGCAATCCTTTTAATATCCTTCGAAAAGATATTCCACAACAAATCCTTAATATTTTCTTTCTCTTCCTCTTCGATATCCATATGAATTTGTTTAAGCAAAGGACCAATATCGCGTGGAGAACCTTCCAGTTTATTTTCATCCCGAAGGCGCTGAATCATCTTCTCCCAACGTGGTTTAGCGTTATATGCCGCACCGATAACCTCGATACGATCACGTCCCGCGCCAGCGTTCCAAGAAACCTTATGCTTTTCCTTAAACTCATTTGAGACGATCTTGGCGCTCATAATAGGAATAACTTGACCACCAATAATCTGCTCTTGGTAATAATTTTTGATAACTATTCCCTCTCTACGGCATAAGCCAAAACCGCTCTCCTGGTGGATCATATTGATAAGCCATTCATACCGATCACCCCCAGGAGCCATTCCTTGATACAAAATAGGAACTACATCACAACCAAATTTATCAGCCCAAGACCCTCTTACGGAGCCAATACCTTCAACTGAATCATCTAGATCAATACCAGTAATGCCAAATAGAGCAATATAGCCCTTAGGAACACGCTGATACATCAAGGTATTATGTTTAGGCTTATTGAGGTATTCACCATGGAACACCAATCCTTCAGGCAACTTATCCTCTATACCTTTTACAAAATCCTTTGCTTCCTGAAACATCTTGTTTTCATCTTCATAGAAGATTGGCGCGCTTTTGGAGCGCATATAAACAATACCTTGTCGTCGTCCAAACGAAAACTGACTACCATCCACCTTTTCGGTAATCTCTACTGGATTATCCCATATCTTGGTCGTAAAACGCTCACCAACCTGAAAAATCTTAGGGAATGCGGGGATATTCATTTAATATCCTTTCTTTGTTTTTGCCCATGTTACATCAAATTCTGGAATAGAAGATATTGCGGTATGAAACACGATTTTTTAATATATGTTCTAATTGGCTTTTTAGATGTATTAATTATACGATCTACCATGGTTTCCAATCCTTATTATGATAAGCATACTGCATAAGATCGTGCGGATTGTCATTATCATCAAGAAAATGATTTTGACGACATCCTTCAAAAGAAAAACCGGCATGATGTGCTATATTACGCATTGGCATATTGTCTGAACGGCAACCACACGTAATCTTGCGTATATTACCCCTTAACAAGAAATCTCTCACACTATTCCAAGCTTCTTGCCCATATCTCTTGCTTTGATGCCCATGACCTATAAGGATGCCCATATCGGCCACGCCGTTATATGGATCGACATAAGCCGTAATGGTTCCTATATCCATAATAGGCTCTTGCTTGCGTTGAATAAGCCAAATAAAAGAACCTTCTGGAAAGTTATTTAGATATTCTTCCTGGGTTTTCCGAGTGTGCTCTTGATGGCGTTGTTCGCTGTATTTCATCAACTCTTTGTCGTTTAACCATTCAAGGTGTTTTGTGGTAATAAGGTTTGATTTATATGGAATAAGAGTAAGGCGATTAGTCTTTAATACCAATCCTTGATTTGCTAACTTTTCTTCAACTTCAGAAAGCATTTCTTGTGTTGCTATAAGAGCGTTAAATAGCGCCAACATGATATCCTCCTATAAATTCGAGCCTTTTTTAGACATGCTCAGGTCCACTTCGCCAAGACAACAACGACTACAGCTTACTGGTTTTTCTTATTCGGCAAAGAAAGATCAAGCTGCAAATCTTTTGCCGTTTTAGCAGTGAGGAGATTAATCAAATCCACAGACGATGTAGACTGACCTGGCGTACCTCCCATAACGATACTCGGGACCATTGCAGTACCACGCATAGCCTGGAAAATCTTTGGCATAACCACAGTGTAGGCTGCAAGCTTCTGCTCCAAAGCGCCATCGGCGTCAAGAACAAGCTTCTTTCGTGCTGCCTCACCTTCACCCAACAGAGTCAACTCAAGTTTCTTCTGTTCTGCTGCCTTACGATCCAATTCAGCAACCGCAAGACGCTGTGCTGCCGCAGTTTCCGCTACTTCCTTATCTCGGGTAGCATTGGTAAGCTGCACCAGCTTTTCCTGTTCCGCTGTAACCACAGCCTTAGCCTTGATGGCCTCCTGTTGCCACTTAGCGGTAGTAGCATTCGCACGTCCTTGCGCTTCCGCAGTCTGCGCTTCCTGCTCTGCCTGCGCCTTCTGTGCAATACTGGTCTGTACCTGCATAGAAAGAGCTTGCTGTTGACGAATCTGCTCCTCAACCACCTTATCATAAGGCATCTTAACAATGGTAAAGTTGAATGCTTTAATACCAAACAAGGTTAAGATAGCATCCTCTTGCCTTTCAGGCTTACCGTCAAGATCAAGTACGATTTGTGCAGTAATCACTTGCTTATCTGTATTAGTAATAGGGTCTTTTACCCATTCCGTCTTCTGGCGCGTACGATAAACACCGTTCTGCACCTGATCAGAAACATAATGGATCAAGTCATTACGCTTTTCGGCATAACTTTCCTTTGACGACATGAGTGTGCCAACAAGATAAATACTCTTATTGGTAACAGTTTCAACAAGCTGCTTCTGTACAGCCTCTTGGGTTCGATACTGTGAATGCAGGCGCCGAATGTGTTCTGGGTCTTGTGGCAATTCATACTGAATAGACCCAAAAATGGTGCCGTGGCCACCATCATTAAAACGAACCTCGATACCGCCTATCTGCTCGCCCTTCGGGCCAATCTCACCAAATACATAAGTAGCTCGCTTCTTATAGGTAGTAACATCACCAAAACCCTGCCACTTAAGTCCCGGCGTATTGTACACATCCAACCGCCCCTCGATAGGGGATTGGATAACCACGATATCGTCCGCAGCAACATCTTCGTATAGCTTACCGGCACAGCCGATAAAAACTAACACACAAACGCCTGCAAGTACCGCCAAAAACGTTCTAATGCCACTCATTTATTACTCCTTTGTTTTGGATTAATAGAGAGAATGTTGTTTTCCGCTTCCTTCTGGATTTTATACCTGTCCACACTCTCTCTTGAAGAGACAAGGTTATCAACCACTTCACGATTCTTCTTTCGAAGAATAGGAAATAATGGCTTTCCGAGTATATAAGGCAAGACAACCTCAGTAATAAGGAAAGTAATACCCAACACCAGTACGGAAAGTTCAATCATAGTAAACAGTTTCATTAGTTTCTCCTACCTCAAATCCCACACCAAACAGTAATCATAACCATCATTAAATTTAAAATACTTAGTTGGTTTAAAGTTATCAACCCAATACTCTAATGGCAGTAATCTTTCATCGCCAAAAGACGGATTAACATATAAATTACCGGGAACATAATGAATTGCATAACGAACACCATCAACTCTGTGTGAGTTGAGTACCGACTCAATATCTTTATCTACGAAATGCTCCAATAGGCCGTGAGAATGAACAATGTCAGGAAAACGGTTTGTAGGCAAGCGAGCATCACCAATACCCACCGGTCTTCCCCGTGTATTGAGCATAGCAAAAGCAACCATTTCAGGGCAGATATCAAAACACCGATAACCGCAAAAAATATCATCATCAGCCAATATAGATGTAGTTGTTCCAATGCCACAACCAACCTCCACTATTCTATCGCCATCTTTACGATATGATCGTATTTCATCTAAAAACGGTTTATACCGTTCCTTGAAATACTTCCTATAACCCTCCGAAAGTACACGATCTTCATAAAACTGTGTCCATGTAGCTCCCATTACATCTTCTCCAAAAGCTTTCTACCATAGGTATAAAGCTTAATCATAACAACGACCCAACCACCAACTATAAATGTGATAGAACAAAAACTAATTATAGAAAGAATAACATCACCCATACTAAACCTCTCTATTAAATAGACGAGCCATCACGTCACGATAGGCCCCAGTTGCCGCATTGCGACCGTTTTCCAATGGTATCGGCATCTTATTGTACCCATAAGTCCGGTTTAGACTCCCGGTCCCACTACTGCCCTTGTATCCACCGCTGGACCACTCTATCCAGCCTTAGGGGTCGCTACCAAGGATACAAACGCTCCACCCGGCTCTGCTAAATCCTACCAAAGATACGACACCATCAGCCGTATCGGTTTAAGATCAAGCTTCAGCGCCACCTATGAGTATTCTTTATTCCTCTTTTTTAAGTCTTTTAGCTCGCGGAATTAGATATTGCAAAATGCGCTTAGTTATCGTGCATAGTGCTAGGATATCATTAGCATCCGCGTTGTAACCACCTAGAGGAATACGCCTACTCTCCATAAGCGTAACCTGTTGTTCAAGCTCTTCTAGTTGTTCACGGTACATCGCCGTTCACCAAATAGCCTGAAGCGCCAATTTCAGAAGCAGCAGCACCACCAATAACATATCCACCAGGAGGATGGTATGTAGCAGTTTGTTGAGTAAGATTAAAATAACAAGATTCAAGGTTACGAACCTTAATATCAAGCTTATCGACAACTTCCTTAAGCTTATTGAGTTTAGCCTGAAGCACCAAGGTAGTAACATTCTTCATTGGCTTGCCGCCAAAAGTAGGATTGTGGTTAGGCGCCACGTACAATGGACCATACTTAGTCTTGCGCCAAATCTTGAGACGGGATACAGGAACGTCAAACTTATCGGCTACAGCCTTGTCTGACCATCCTGCATTATATTGCACCTTACCATCAATCATGGTCGATACCTGAGCAACATACCGAGTAGCATCAACCCGCTTTTCGACTTCTGTGAATGTGTATTCTTTACGCAAAGCAATCCTCCTATTCTGAATTTGTGCCGGGACCACACTAGCCTAGATGGCCCCGGCTGTTTGCATCAACTGTCCAGCTAGTTGACTCTCAAAGTGCAGTGCTGGACTCTGCAAGACCACGACTTTCCCCAATCCTCGGCGTTTAATATGCAGTATTAGGTTAACAAAGAGCGCTCTACCACTAAGCTACAAAGGCATAAGATTTTGGCGCCCTTGGTTGGATTCGAACCAACCCCTCTACAGAGATTGTACTGCACACCTTGATAGGATCAGCGTGGACAATACTCAACTTGGTGTGAATAATTTTAGATTAACGGGATACCCATTGAATAGGGCTGCGTCTACCATTTCGCCACCAGCCGGTTATCGGCTGGGATGGATTTGAACCACCAATACCCATTAGTTTCACAACAAGCTTGAGCTTGTTCTTGTTACTCCTTTTCTTCAAAGAGGTAATTAAAAATAGGACCACCAACATCTGGAGAACAGACCTCTTCCATACTATTGGCGAATTCACGGGCTTGTTTAACTGCGTTTTGCAGTTTGGTTACACGATCTTTTAGCTCAGCCTTCTCTGGCGCAGGTATAGCCCCTGACTGCTTAACTGTATCCCAATACCCAACAAGCCTGTCTTCAGTAATAAGCTGGGTTTGAGCAGGATGATTCTCAGTAGCATCGTAAAGTACGATACCGCGCTGTTCCTTCTTGGTGCGGTGAGTAGACACTACCGCAGTCTTATAAAGACCAGAATGACCGTCATATTTCCAATCCTCAGAAGGATCGAGAACCGGCAAAGTATCAATGATAGCATTAATATCCGAAAGTTGCTTTTCAAGGAACAAAAGATAACTGACAGGTACATTCTCAAGAATCACCTTATCGTCAATTTCCACCGTTCCAGTAGCAACCTGATTAGTCCAATCTTTACGAGCGGTAACATTAAACAACTCACTCATAAGACGCTCAGTGGTATGCAACACATCATCACTGCGCCACTGGACTCGCTTAGACTCTGGAGGAAGCGTCTCACCATCCTCATTAATCGTTCGATAGGTCTTAGAGAAACCGTTAAACAGTTCCTTGCCTTTCTGATTCGTCTTATGTACCTCAGTCAACTCGCTATAGACGCGAGACTTAGTACCCTTCTCAATAGCAATAATCTGGTTAAGCAAAGCCATAATATCCTCCTATTGTTCCTATTCGAGTAGGCGCGGATTACGGCGCCTCGTTCTTTCCATGTATGCGTTTCTGGTGTCCTATTCACTTAAACGATGGCTACCGAAGCAACCAGCCGGGCGAATACTCCGGCATCTCCAGAAAGTCAATTAAGACCTACCTACATGCTCTCGAATTCCTGTGGGCAGTTTTATGTCGGTACCCAGGACATGCTTACATCACCGTTTGTCAGGGGTGGAAGCCCCAACAATCATGTTTGTACATCACCACTTTTGGGGTGTCAAGCGCTCTTTTAAAGAAATTTGCTGTCCAGTAAATATGGTAAAATATTCCTTAACGGAATCATTAGTGGGGATAACTCTCATAGAGAATTGCAATTTTCCCGAACAGGAGCATTATTACCTCACGTCTCACAACGCAAGCCAGCGAAACGGCTCACGTAGCGAGGTAGGGACTAGCGCGGGGTCGAAAGCCCAAAGGTGCTGCTACGGAAACTATAGGGCTGAGGGGAAACTGTAAAATACCCCTCTGGGTGATGTCCTAAGATGGCTCCATGCCTTGATACAGGTCACCCATAATGTCTCTCCACTCCCCAATTATTTTTTTGGGGGGTAGGGGGGTCTTATGGGATCGAACCTAGATTCACCATCCTTGATATGATTTAGTTTAATAGAATCTATAAGTGATTCTCAAGTAAAGAATGATTTATTAATAGAGTATTAAAGTTGATTGATAAAAATCAAATATTGTTGAATGGTGTAGTTAAGGCTAGAGCTATTCAACAAAGAAATAAATATGAAGATAATCTTTATGAATTTCTTAAAGGTGGTTGGAGATATATTGATCCTGCTAAGTTTCAACCAGGATGGCATCTAGAAGCTATATGTGAACACTTGGAAGCTGTTACATATGGTCAGATTAAACGCTTGGTTATTAATATTCCTCCACGTAGTTCAAAATCTTCTGTTGTTTCAGTGGCTTGGCCAGCTTGGACCTGGGCGCAACAACTTAATGAGCTATACCCTCTAGCTGGTCCCAGGGTGCAATTTCTTACCAGTTCCTATGCTTCTACCCTTTCTATGCGTGATTCTGTCAAGATGCGCCGACTTATCGAATCACCTTGGTATCAAGAACAATGGGGTGACAGGTTTTATCTTACTTCTGATCAAAATACTAAAATGAGGTTTGAGAATAATTATCAAGGTTATAGGTTGTCTACATCAGTAGACGGAACTACAACCGGAGAGGGTGGAACTATAATTATAGTAGACGATGCTCATAATGCTAATGAAACTGAATCCGATACTGTCAGAAAAGGTGTTTTATCTTGGTGGGATGAAGTTATGTCTACAAGACTTAACGATCCTAATACCGGCGCCTATGTAGTTGTTATGCAAAGATTGCACCAGGAAGATTTAACTGGTCATATTATTACCAGGGAACGGAATGATTGGACATGGTTAATGCTACCTATGGAGTATGAAAGTGATAGACACTGTACAACCTACGTTAACGGTATTGAGTTCTGGTCCGACCCAAGGACCGAAGATGGCGAACTATTGTGCCCCGTGCGCTTTAGCCGCGAATCAGTTGAGAAACTCAAACGGTCACTCGGTCCCTACGGCGCTAGTGGTCAACTCCAGCAAGCACCCGTACCTCGTGGCGGCGGAATTATCCACGAAGAATGGTGGCAACACCTTGAAAACCCACTGGACAATTCTAAACCCCCTAATTACCCCCATTGTGATTTTGTCGTCGCATCATTAGATACTGCTTATACCGAAAAAGAAGAAAACGACTATTCCGCATTAACCATATGGGGAGTATTCAAGGATGTTCATGGCAATCCTAAGATATGTTTGATTTATGCCTGGAAAGAACGATTAGATTTCAATGATTTGGTAGAAAAAGTAATAGACTCTTGTACGGTCGATAAGAAGAAAAACCCCAGGGCGTCTTTCCGCTTTCCTATTGATTTATTGATCATAGAATCAAAAGCTGCTGGTCTTTCGGTTTATCAAGAGATTGAGCGCCGGATAGGTTTTCAGGCTAAATTCGGTATTCAACTATTTGATCCAAAGAAATATGGGGACAAGACCGCTAGACTTTATAGTATTCAACATATATTTTCTTCAGGTATGGTATACGTACCGTTTGTAGCACCGCTTGGTTACTTGTGGGCTACTGAGCTTATACAAGAGGTTGCTATGTATCCCAAGGCGCCACATGATGATTTGACTGACTCAATGTCTATGGCGCTGCGTTATCTTCGTGATATGAACTTTGCTCTTACCTCAGACGAAAAGGCTGAAGAAGATGCCAGTCAGTTTGCCTATCAATCCAATACTCAGCCACTCTATCCTTGTGCCGGGAGTCTAATTTAATGCCGGATCACCTTCAAGAATTGATTAATGTCGTTGAATCCATTTCTGATGAAACCGAAGACCCTGAAAATTCTTGTGCAATTGCTTGGTCCCCCAAGGTAGGGTATATTTTCCGTAGTCCGCCTTATCCACAAGGGCAACCTGTTCCTGAGGAAATGGTGGCTCTTGCTGCCTGTTTTGTGCGCTTAGACGATCCGGAATGGCGGCAAGACATGGTTAAATGGTACGTTAAGAATAGGAACTAAAATGGAAACTGATAGACGATCATTGTTGCAATTACTTGGTTTTGGCGCTGCCGCTGCTACTGGTGTTACGGTAGCTACTGTTGTTACATCTACTCCTGTTGATAATATTATAGGTTTTACCTACGATCCCAACAATCCACTTCATATTCCGGCATCTGTGCTACACAAACTTGATGATTTAGATTTTAATTGGAAGCGTATCTCGATTTATGACGAATCAGATACAGATAATCTAGTTAAGGTCTATGAGGATGGTTGGCGTGCGGTAACCCCAACGGAAGCCAAAGTGTTTTTTGGCGATAACTATCATCATGCCGGTGGCTCCTGGGTTGATGTTGGTGGCCTTATTCTTATGAAACGTGCTCGTATTCATAATCCTGATGTTACTAAGATTGTTAATCAGGATAATTTTTTCTATAAGTTTGGCGAGAATCCTAAACCTCCAGTAACCGGTAAGGTTACTTTTAGGGATAACGGTAGATTTATTAATATGGATTATTAATATTGGCTAAAAGTGCTCGAACTAGAGTGATTCGTGAGTTACCACCGCCAGAAGCGGAACCTCTTGAATCTAAAACGATTAGTCTGCCCACCAAGACCACAAAGCGGGAAATAGCCGTACAAGACGGTAAAGAGGTTTCTGTTACTGAAAATCCTGATGGTTCTGTTACTGTTGATTTTTCTGTTATTAAAGAAAAAAAGCCAATATCTGATAAATTTGATGCTAATCTGGCGGAAAGTTTAACTGATGATGAGCTTACTACTATTGCTACCGATCTTCTTGATGGTATCGAGCGCGATGAAAGTTCTCGGAGAGATTGGATCACGCTGCGGGCGCAAGGTATTTCGTTACTCGGTTTAACTATCGAGAGTCCGCGTGGTAACGCTGGTGTTTCTTCTGCCCCGGTTGAGGGTATGTCCACTATACGGCATCCTGTATTACTTGAGGCTGTCGTAAGGTTCCAAGCTACAGCGAGGGGTGAGCTTTTACCTGCGTCAGGGCCGGTAAAGGTACGTGATGACACCCCTCCAGGAACCTCTAAAAAACCGCCGTTGGCGTTACCTCCTCCTGTTGTTCCTCCCCAGCAAGACCCACAAGCCGGTATGCCAGGAGTGCCAATTGTTCCCCCTCCTCCTGTGCCAGAAACGCCTGATCCGGAACTGGATGCTAATGCGCTAGAAACCGATATGAACCATTGGTTAACTAGTGTTGCCACTGAATGGTATCCAGATACAGATAGAATGTTGTTTCTTGTTGGTTTAGGTGGTGACGGTTTTAAAAAAGTTTATCACTGCCCTATTCGTAGGCGCCCAGTATCGGAATCTGTTGATGCGGATGATCTTATTGTTTCAAATTCGGCCACCGACCTTAAAAACTGCGGTCGCGTTACCCATAGAATTCGAATGCGGCCGTCT